AGAGTAATTACTTCTTTCTCTGCTGCTACCCTTTCGTTAATACTTGAATGTGCTTTTTGTGGTGTAGCACCATATAAGTAACCAAAGTTTACAAGCTTTGCTGTTTTACGTTCTTCTTTAGTTATTTCTTTTGGATCTTTCATAAATATAAAAGAAGCTGTAGCAAGGTGAATATCTTGTTCATTGACATATTGTTCAGTCATTAATTTATCTTTTGAATAAAAAGCCATAACTCTTAATTCAGCTTGAGAATAATCAATCTCAACAAACTTGTAACCTTTTTCAGGTATAAACATACCTTTAATTCTTGGATCTCTTGGAATATTCTGTATATTAGGACCTTTAGAAGATACCCTACCCGTAACTGTACCGTGTAAAAGAAAAGACGGGTGTATCCTGTCGTTAGAATCAACTTTAGCAAGCATAGGTTTTAAGTATGTAGTATTCATTTTCTTCAAACCCCTAAATTCCAGTATCATAGGAATAATAGGAGCCTTTGAACCGAGCTTTTTAATTAACATTTTTAAAGCAAGTTCTGAAGTACTTGGCTTTTTTGTAGCTGTTTCTAATAAAACGGGGTATTTCATCTTTTCAAACAATATTTCATTTAATTGTTTTGTAGAACCAATGTTAAACTCTTGACCCGCTAGCTCAAAGATTTGCTTTTCAATTTCATCAATCTTTACTTCATTTTCAGCATAGATATTCTCTATATAAGGTACATCAATTTTTACCCCTAACAATTCACCTGCCGTATATACCTTTGAAAGAGGCATGTAAAAGTTATAGAATAGTTTTTTGAGTTTACCTTTTAAATCGGGTACAAGTTTTTTAGCTAATCTATAAGTGGTTTCACAATCCATAGCACAATAAGGGCCTAATACTTCAACAGGTACATTACCAAAACTCTCTTCATCAAAAGCTTTGATTGATAAAGCTTCCCTTAAGTATTGGTCATAATTCTTCATTTCAGGGAAATAAAAACCTGCCAATGTTTTTAAACCATGTGGACGGTTTTCATCAAGTATATAATGTAGTAACATTGTATCAACAGCAAAGTTTCTAACTTTTATTTCCCATTGGTGTTCAATAAACTTTACATCAAACTTACCATTATGAGCCATTTTTTTAACCGAATTGGTCATGATTCTTCTTAGGGAATCAATTACGTCTTCTTGATGTTCACCCCAGTAGGGCTCTTTACTAACTGATTTATGCAAAGGTACATAGTACGCTTGACCAACTCGATTACAGAATCCTATACCCATAATTACATTATCAAAAAATCTTAAGCCATCTGTTTCGATATCAAAAGAAAAAGCTTTTCTTGAATTCATGTCATCTTCAAGGGCTTCCATTTCAGTTGGATCTTCAATAATTATATAATCCCCTTGTGGCTTTTTAATATCAACATTGCCTTCTATAAAACTTTTAAGCAAATTCAAATCTTGTTTAAACTCAACCTTAAAATTGGGAGAGCGTAAAATATAAGCAGGGTGGAAGATTGGTAATACTTTACCATAAACCGTTTCACACATAACCCCTCTAACAGCTGTAATACCACCCTTTACTTTTAATCGGGTACAAGCAGTAGCTCCTAAAGCTACAATAAATCTTGGCTTAATATGTTGAACGATAGCATCAAAGTTATCACCACAATGTCTTATTTCAGTTGACGTTGGTTTTCTATCAATAACTTTACCATAAGCATTCATACCCTCTGGTCTACAAGCAACTACATTTGCAATAGCAAAATTAGTAATTCCAATTTCTTGTAAAGTTTTTTGTAGAAGCTTTCCAGCCCGTCCTTGAAATGCTAAACCCGTTTCTTGTTCAGTTTTACCAGGGGCTTCCCCGATAAATAAAACATCTGGTTGGTTTAGATTACCCCAGTAATTATGAGGATGATAGCTTTTTTCGTTGTATAGCTGACATTCACCACAATTACTAAGTGGTAGGTTTATCTCTTTTGTAGTCTTTCTCAAATTCTGTCCCTTTAAATAAGTCTCTTTCTTTATATAACCTTTGTATATCCATTCGGATAGATTGAGCTTTGTTCATTAAGAGTTTCAAATTCCTTCTTACTCTTACGCCAGCCCTTTTGCTACCCCTTTTATAAAATTTAAGCAAATCCTTTTGATTACTTTGAAGATCTTGCTCTATATTGTCTAGCTCGGCTCTTGATTTTTCAATCAAGTCAAACATGTCTTTTAATTGATTATTCATCATAATACTCCGAACTATCTAATATAGAATAGCTAATACCTTCAGTAGCCTGTTGCCAAGTTACTCCAACTGATTTATTGTAAATCTCGGAATCGGGTTCGCTTTCCCTAGTTAAAGCTAGGGCTTTTAAAGATTTAGGAAAAAGTTTCTTTATTTTGGGATGTGGATGGTCGCTGTAAAATGCGGGTATTATTTCGTCCGGTGTCATTAGGTTTTTTTGTGGTTCGCGGTCTAATATAGTGTTTACTGCTGTTTTGTCTAGTATATAAGATTGAAGGTTATAAGAAAAATAGGGTCTAGTATATTTTTTTGTAACCCATTCTTCTGAATCTTTAACTTCATCATAATTATCATAACCTGTATATTTTTTAGGTCTAAGAGGAATCCTGCCCAAATAAAAGATATTAGACTTATCAAGTTGGTTGAATTCCATAAACTCCATAATTTCTTTACGTAAATCATCTTCCCAATAGACATCATCTTCTAGTATTAAAGCATATTCATATTCCGATTTAGCAAAAGCTTCCCAACACATATAATGTCCAATACCACAAGCAATTTCCCCTGTTTTAATGGGGTTATGGTATATTCTATTTTTATTCTTAGCATCTACCCATTTATCAAATACTTTGTAGCCTTGTGAATCTAAATAGTTTTTTGTTATATAATCTTTATGGATGGCGGGCATGAAGGTAGAATGAGGTAGTAAGCCCGCGTCATCCAACAAATCAGTTAATCGTTGCTTTCTAACTTTTTCTGAATGTAGACTAACTATGTATATATGTAATTTATTAATCATCAGTACAATGTAAAGGTACGCCAATCTCTTTTCTTAGTGCATAATATTCACCAATCATATTACCATACCTTTCCTTATAAAATATTAATGTAACACCTGCAGCTGTTAAAACTTTGTAACAGTGGATACAAGGTTCATGAGTTACATAAGCAGTAAGTTTATCATATCTTCTTTCCAAATTCAATACAGCTGCTACTTCAGCATGAATTGTTCTAATACAATGGTGGTCAACCACAATGCATCTATCATCCTCACAATGTGGCTGGCCAGGGTTACTACTGTTATAACCCGTAGCTTTAATTCGATTGTTCTTGTCGACAATTACGCAACCAACTTTAGCACGGGGGCAAGTACCCCTGGCAGCAGCCAGTTCTGCTATTCCCATAAAATACTTTTCTCTTTTGAGTCTCTTAATCATCACAAGTTTTACAAGCTGAAGCGTTCATTGCTTGAGTATCATCTTGCATACTACCCGCAAACCTTTTGTTTTCACTTGATTCATAGTCTATATCGGGAGAGGGTGTAGCAACTTTACCTGTTTCAACATCAACTCCTGCATCATCAACGGTTCGGGTATCTCTATCCAAAAATAATTCAGCACAACCATTTAAGGTTTTTAAAAGTTCCTCGCCCTCTTTCTTTTCTCGGGGGCTAATCATTGGATCACTTAATCCAACTTCAATCAATGTTTTTAATGTTGATACTTCTTTAATTGTATCAAAGCGTAGAGCTATAACTTTTGCCATTTCTTACCTTCAACTTCATTTTATTTATGTTTTTTACCATTTTCTCTACATCTTCCAGATATTTTACATCTTCAGTTTCTTTGTAGAGTTTCTTATTTTTAGTTACTTCTTTCTTCATAAAATCAAGATTCATCTTAATAATCAAATCTTTAGCGTATTGTTCTTTATCTTTAATTCTATCAAGTATTGTTAATCTAGTCGCAAATTGATCATTTCTTGCTAGATCTTGAGCTAATCCGTCTGGTTTATTATTGATTACTTCAAGTACGTTTGCTCCTAATCTTTTCTTTAAAAAGCCATTTATTGGAACATCTAAATCATCAACTGCATATAATAGCATTAGCTCATCTTCTAATTTTAATTGAGTATTATCAATTTTTATATCTTCTGTAAAAGGGGCTTTCTTATATTGAGTAAGCCAATGTTCTAAATGCTTTTCATCATAGCCACTTAATTCACTTAATCTCCTTAAGTCTTGGCTTAGTTTTAACTTATTACGATGGCCGGATATTCTTTTTAATGTAGACTCTAAACCTTTTTGTTCATGGCAAAATTCAACAAAGCTATAGCCATATTTATTATTTAACTTATCCCAATTAAATCGGTGTTTATATCTAGCTAGATCATCGGGGTCTTTACCCTCAACATGGATAATATGCGAATCAATATTCCTTTCAATTAAAAATTCCCCTACCCGTATAGTAGCGTCAATCCCCGCCTTATCACCATCACTCATAATGGTAGCCTTTTTAACATATTTCTTAAACATGTTTGCTTGGTCAGGTCCGAAATAACTACCCGAAACTGCAACAGCATTTTGGATACCACGTTGATGTAGTTGTAATACATCAAATTGCCCCTCAGTAATTACAATCTCTCTTTGCCTTCTTATCTCTTGAACATTTTGAGCCCAACCATATAATAGCTTTGATTTTTTAAACCAGTCCGTATCTCTTGAATTTAGATATTTAGGAATTTTATCAGATACACCTAATGTACGACCTGTAAAACCAATAAGCTTTTTCTGGAAAAAGATAGGAAAGATAATTCTGTTTTTAAAGAAGTCCCTATAATGACCAGCATCTGTTTTAATAATTAGATTAGCT